AGAAATATATCAAAAACCTGAACAAGGTTATTATTCCCCTGGAGATGATAACTCAACTATCAAGTTGAGCGACATGCGCAAAGGTTCGCGCCTTACTCTTAGTGATATCAACAGACTACGTATGAGTAATGATGTACGTAAAGTTGAGCATGAAAGAAAGCTCGAGCGTGTAGCAACACAGTACAAACCGCCAGTAGAAGCTGCCGGTCTTGGCATGTAGTTTTTTTAAATTACCTCAAAATTAACCCAAAAACACCCATTTAACTAGTAATATACCGTTATATGTTAAATAACACACAAGCCATATTACATTAAGGAGTCACTATGAACAAATATGAACAGCTTATAGAATACATCATCAACGAAGATGAAGACAAAGCCAAGGCTTTATTTCATGACATTGTTGTTGAAAAATCACGAGACATTTATGAGACTTTGATTGACGAAGAAACCGTTGAAGAAACAATTGGTGGAAACGAAGTCGAAGACTTGGTAGACGAAATACAAGCCGACGAAACCGACGGCATTCCTGAAGACGACCATGCAGAGATGGACGGCGAAGAGGAAATGATGGGCGGGGACGACGAAGTCGACGCTGAAGAAGGCGGCGAAGAAGATCTTGAAGATAAAGTTATGGATCTTGAAAAAGAGTTAGACGAGCTCAAAGCAGAATTTGATGCACTAATGTCAGACGAAATGGACGAGCCAGAGCATGCTGACATGGACATGGACATGGACGCTAGTGACGTTGAAGTTGACGACAATGAAGCTGAAGAGTTACAAATGTACGAAGCACACGACGAAGACAAAGACGAAGACGAAGACAAGATGGACGAAACTGTTGAAGAGTCAGTTAAGCCAAAAGCAACATATGCTAAGACAGCAGTTGACTTGATGCGTGAATACGTAGAAAAAGTTGCTATGCCATCAGGTGAAGACAACAAAGCAGTTTCACCAGTTGCTGGTAAAAACGACATGGGCGGTAAAGCAGTTGACTTTGATGCTGGTAGTACTACTGATCCAGACGGAACAAGCGCACCTAAGGAAGGTAAAGTAGATAAAATGCCACATGCTGGTAACTACCAAAACGTTCCAGGCGCTAAAGCAAATCTTAGCAAAGCAACAGGTGCTAAAAATACCCAAGAGCCAGGTGTTAATACCAAGGCTGTACAGGGTGACAAGTAAACTAGGACAATAATATGGCTTTGTACCTAAAAGAGAATCTTACTTTTGACCGGGCCAAGATTGAGGTCATCTCAGAAGACAGCAATACTGGTCAAGGTAAGAATCTTTATATGAAAGGGATATTCATTGAGGGAGGCGTCAAAAACGCTAACGAACGTGTTTATCCGCTTCACGAAATTGAAAAAGCCGTTTCGAGTATTAATGAACAAATCAAAGAAGGACACAGCGTCCTAGGCGAAGTAGATCACCCAGATGATTTAAAAATTAACTTGGATCGTGTATCACATATGATTGAGAGTATGTGGATGGACGGACCATGCGGCCACGGTAAACTTAAAATCCTTCCAACACCAATGGGAAAACTAGTTGAATCTATGATTACTAGCGGTGTTAAGTTGGGTGTTAGTTCACGTGGTAGCGGCGAAGTTAATGAGAGTTCGGGACACGTTAACAATTTTGAAATTATTACTGTTGACGTTGTCGCACAACCAAGTGCACCACATGCGTATCCAACCCCAATTTATGAGGGGTTAATGAATATGCGTGGTGGACACAAAGTATTTGAAGTGGCGAAAGAAGCCGCTCAAGATCAAAGAGTACAAAAGTACCTGAAAGAAGGCGTTTTACGCTTAATCAAGGACCTTAAGTTAAAATAGGAGAACCATATGTTAGATGCTATTAAACCACTTGTGGATAGCGGCATTATTAACGAAGATACGCAAGAAGCGATCAATGAGGCATGGGAAGCAAAACTTTCTGAAGCCAAAGAGATTGCCCGTGTTGAACTTCGTGAAGAATTTGCACAACGCTATCAGCACGACAAACAAGTAATGGTTGAAGCTCTAGATAAAATGGTAACTGAAAGTCTCCAAAATGAACTTGAAGAATTCGCTTCAGAAAAGCAAGCACTGGCAGAGGATCGTGTTAAGTTTAAAACACACATGACCGAAAGCAGTACTAAGTTTAATGATTTCATGGTAACCAAGTTAGCAGAAGAAATTAAAGAACTTAGAGCAGATCGCAAACAATACGGGAATAGTGTATCTAAACTCGAAGAGTTTGTTATCAAGCAACTTGCAGAAGAGATTCAAGAGTTCGAGCATGACAAGCAGGCAGTAGTTGAAACAAAAGTCCGCTTGATTGCAGGAGCAAAAAACAAGTTAGCAGAACTGCAACAGAACTTTGTAGCACGTAGTTCAGCTCTTGTTAAAGAATCAGTTGCTAAAAATCTAGAGTCAGAAATGAATCAACTCAAAGAAGACATCCATCAAGCACGTGAAAACATGTTTGGTCGTCAAATCTTTGAAGCCTTTGCTTCAGAATTTGCTGTTACTCACTTAAATGAGAACAAAGAAATCAAGAAGTTACAGGCTGTCGTTGCCGCTAAAGAAGAAGCTCTCGCAGAAGCTAAATCATACGCAGAACAAAAAGCAACAATTGCTGAATCAAAAGATAAAGAAATTAAAATGATTAAGGAATCGGCAGAACGCAAGGATACACTTGTTGAACTAATGAAACCACTTAATAAAGAGAAAGCCGCAGTAATGAGCGATCTTCTCGAAAGTGTGCAAACTGCAAAGTTGCAGAGTGCATATGAAAAGTATCTTCCGGCAGTTTTAAATACGAACGGTAGGACCGTTAACGAAGCTAAGGCTATGTTAACAGAAAACCGTTCTGAAATTACTGGAGATAAATCTGCTAAACAAACCAACGCAAGAACACAAGACGACATTAATAATGTTGTTGAGATCAAGCGTTTAGCAGGGCTTAAATAACCCTAAAAGGAAAAGGAAAAAGAAATGACACAAGCACTATTAGAAAGCCGTTGGGGCGAAACAAAAGATGCCCTGCTAGAAGGACTAAATGGCTCCAAGCGTACTACAATGGGCGTTATTCTTGAAAACACCCGCAAAGGTTTAACAGAAGCCGCAACTGCCGGAGCAACATCTTCCGGTAACGTAGCTACATTAAACCGTGTAATTTTACCAGTTATCAGACGTGTAATGCCAACAGTTATTGCTAATGAACTTGTTGGTGTTCAGCCTATGACAGGTCCAGTTGCACAAATCCACACATTACGTGTTCGTTATGCAGATGCATTTACAGGCACTGGTGGATCAGGATCTGTTACAGCTGGCGAAGAAGCATTGAGCCCATTCAAAATTGCAACAGGTTACTCAGGTAACGCAAACGGTAAAGCCAACAGTACAAGTACACTTGAGGGAAACCCAGGTAACAAGGTTAGCGTTCAGATCTTGAAGCAAACTGTTGAAGCTAAGACACGTAAGTTATCAGCACGTTGGACATTCGAAGCCGCACAAGACGCACAGTCAATGCACGGCTTAGATATTGAAGCAGAAGTTATGGCTGCTCTTGCACAAGAAATTACTGCTGAAATTGATCAAGAAGTTCTTGCTTCATTGCGCAGTCTTGCTGGTACAGAGTTTACATACAACCAGGCAGCAGTATCTGGTACAGCTACTTACGTTGGTGACGAGCATGCCGCATTGGCAATTCTTATCAACAGAACAGCTAACTTGATTGCATCACGCACACGTCGTGGCGCTGGTAACTGGGCAGTTGTCTCACCACAGGCACTAACAGTTCTCCAAAGCGCAACAACAAGTGCTTTTGCACGTACAACTGAAGGCGTATTTGAAGCACCTACAAACACCAAGTTTGTTGGTACATTGAATGGCGCAATGAAAGTTTATGTAGACAGCTATGCCGCAGACGGACAAGCAGTACTTGTCGGTTACAAAGGTTCAAGCGAAGCAGATGCAGCCGCATTCTATTGCCCATATGTTCCATTAATGAGCAGTGGTGTTGTGCTGGATCCAAATACACTTGAGCCAGTAGTTGGCTTTATGACTCGCTACGGATATGTAGAGCTCACGAATACTGCATCATCCCTTGGTAATGCAGCCGATTACTTGGGTGAGATTGCAGTTTCAAATCTTTCATTCCAGTAATAGTTACAAAAACTTCCTAGTTTTTAAAATAGGAAAAAGCAGAAAAGGAGTCGAAAGGCTCCTTTTTTGTTGACTAGCATTTCGTATTAGTGTATAAATAATATTACGTTCAGCTGAGAGGCCGGAAGTAGACTTCATTATTAGTCGAAGGAACGCATTATCATCGTTCATCTCGAAAGAGACGGAAGTAGGTAATGGTTACCGAAGGAACGCACCTAACTTTAAACGGGAGGGTGTTAACATGACAATGTGGACTCAATATTGTAGACAACATGCACTTGATGATTATCACAAGGCATGCATGGTAAAACTATTGTTGTTGCGTATATTACACAGCACATATAAGTGAATTTCAAGGGGCTGAAACGCCCCTTTTTTGTGACTACTATTACATAAATACTACTGTTCATATAAATCTTTATATGTTCTTATGCGGAACCAAACCGCGTAGGCCTAGAACGCCACTTAATTTAAGGAGAAACAAAATGGGAAGACCTATAGCAAAAAAGTTTATTGGCGATGGCGTTGGCAAGATTGCAATTACAGCAGTTAAGTTTGCAAGCGGCAGCGAAATTCTTAGCGGTGCAGATATTCAAAGACAAAGAACAGCTAAAAGTTTCGTTGTATCTGACGGAGCTAAAACAGAAACATGTACACTGGTTAACAAGTCAATTGGTGCCTTGGGTGCTAGTGAATTTACCATCAACGTTACCGACAACGATGGCGACCAACAGCAAGTTACCAAGATGACCAACAGAAAAGTTTACACTGAAGGTACTACTTGGAAACAGTGGACAAAAGATGCCGACGGCTCAGCATCGGGTGCAGTTCAAAAAACAATCACAGGTGCAACAGCGGCCAACCCAGTTGTTATTACATCTGCCGGTCACAACCTTGCAAACGGAACTAAAATTTCAATCCGTAAAGTAGTTGGTATGGTTGAGCTTAACACCGAAACCGGCTATACAGTGGCAAGTACTGCAACTAACACTTTTGCATTATCTGGAGTTGACGGTAGTGCATTTACTACTTACACATCAGGTGGTGATGTAACTGTTGCGGCAGCAGGTGCAGACGATGTGATAATAGATACACAACAGTCTTAATATCAAAAGAAACATAAAGTAAAGTTTTATGTGTTAACTGATTAACCCGCTTCGGCGGGTTTTTCTTTATCCACCAACATTTCAATCTGCATAAATATAATGAATAAGGACTTTGATAATGGCCGTAGTCAACAATTTAAACACTGATTTATTAATAACCAATAAGGTAAACCCTTCTGCAATCATAACTCTGCAAAGTTCCATTGTGTATATTGATGGTGACTTGCAGGTTGGTGGAAACAGCACGGCCATTTCTAAGGTAGACTTGGAAGTTACTGATAATTTAATTACACTTAACAAAGGTGAATCAGGTGCAGGCGTCACATTAGGTAGTGCCGGTATTGAAGTTGACAGAGGTAGTTCTAGTACAGTTGCCCTTCGATTTAACGAAACTGGTGACAAATGGCAAATAACAAATGATGGTGCTACTTATGGTAACATAACAACATCAGCAACCTCGCTTACTACACTGGTTGATGACACGAATCCAACACTGGGTGCTAACTTAGATGTTGCTACATTTACAATTTCAAGTGAGTCAGCTGATCATGTAAAGTTTGACAGTAATTTAGCTGTTAGATACGCAAACGGAACAGTCAGTACAGTAACAGATCATAACGTAGTTTACGCAAAAACACCTACTAACGGGCACAGCGGTCTTTATGTAACAAATTCAAATGATGTTGATAGACAGGTCAGCACAGTAAGAAATTCAGCAGTATACTCGTTGGTATTATAAGGATAAACGATGGCAATTCACAGCAATTTATTAGG